GACTTTTTAGTCAACTAGAATTATAATACATATATATGGAAATTGAATTATCAGATCATTTTGATCGAATGAATAAAGTTGTTGCCGAACTTTTAAAGGGCAATAATCCGACCCAGATTGCCTCTCTGACGGGCTATAAGCGGTCAGACGTAGTAGAACTTATAGACGAGTGGAAAACTGTCGTATACAACGATACAAGCTCTAAGGAACGGGCCAAAGAGGCCATCTCAGGAGCAGACCAGCATTACTCTATGTTAATTAAAGAGGCATGGAAAACAGTAGAAGATGCTGACCAAGCAGGTCAATTAAATGTTAAGGCTAACGCTCTTAAATTGATTTCAGATATTGAAACAAAAAGAATTACTATGCTTAAAGAAGTTGGTTTATTAGATAACGCTGAAATGGCAGCACAAATTGCAGAAACAGAGCACAAGCAAGACATACTAGTTAAAATATTAAAAGAGGTAACTGCAACATGTCCTAAATGTAAAATGGATGTTGCTAAAAGATTATCTCAAATTACGGGTATTGTTGAGCCAATTATTATTCAAGAAGAGGAAATAGAAAATGTTTAATAAAGATGGATTTAAAGTAATTGGCGATGACATTTATGTTTATAATAATTTTGTTACAGAGCAAGAGTGTGATGAAATACTTGAATTGATTAAAACATTTGATGAAAATAAATGGGTGGGTAGGTTTTATACTACTGACGAGGGTCATAAATGGTATGATCAACAAATTGGTTTATTAGTTCCAATTAAAAAAAGAATAGAAAAACTGTTAGATAATGATGTTTATCTGGGAGATAATTTAAGCATTGTGAGAATGTTAAAAGGTCAATTTTGGGGACTTCATTCAGATAACCATGATTTTAAAGAAATAGAAAAAGCTAGTAAAAATTTAAAAGAAGACGAAGATTTTGAATTAAGGCAAAATGTTGTTATGGGTCTTATACTTTATTTTAATCAATTTGAAGGTGGAAATCTATATTATCCTTTCCAAAAAATAAACTATCAACCACAAAAAGGTGACCTTGTAATACATGATGCAGGATTTAAATGCGAACATGGTGTTACTAAATTAATAAGTAATGTTAGATACTCTCATTCAAATCATTTATATAAATTGGTTAAAGTTCCAGTTGGTTCTGCAAAACAACCAATAACTGAAATTTAAGAAAGTATTTAAAAATGTCATTCGATTTTTCAGATATAATAGATATTCTAAACAATAAAGAGTTTGAAAAACTTGGAGAAGACATATACGTATATCATAATTTTGCAACAGATAATGAATGCGATATGATTATACATTACTCTAATTTAATAGAAGAAGATCTCTGGCACGACAATTTTAGTTGCTACACATCAGATATTTCTATAACTACAATTTCTGAAATAAAAAAAAGATTAAGCTATCTTTTAAATGATAATATTTTTTTAAATGAAAATAATGGATTAATAAGAATGCAAAAAGGGCAGTCGTGGGGCCTGCATTCAGATAATCACGACTTTTTACAATTAAGAGAAAAGGCGTCTTTATACAAAGAAGGTGATGTTTTTCATTTTGAAAAAAATAATTTGTATGGATTAATAATATATTTTAATGATTTTGAAGGTGGTGAAGTTTATTATCCAAATCAAAATATAGAATATAAACCTAAAAAAGGAGATTTGCTTATACACAGCGCAGAAGAACATTGTTTGCATGGGGTAAAAGAAGTAAAAAGTAAAGTGAGGTACTCACATTCAAGCAATCTGTATAATTATATAAAAGTTCCAAGGAAATACAATGTCATTTAACTTTTCCGATATAATAGATATTTTAGATAATGAAGAGTTTGAAGAAAGACCAGTAGACCTACAAACTTTTGTTACGGATTCTAACTATTTAGCACTACCGCCACTCTCAAATTATCAATATACACTAATTGAAAAGTCATCTCAAATATATAAAGAGTCTACTTTAATTAAATTATTTGGAGAAGAAGAAGGATCTAGAATATTTAAACAAACAGCCAACGAAGTAATTGCCCAACTCGGTAAAGGTTCTGGTAAAGATTACTGCTCAACAATTGCAACAGCCTACATTGTGTATTTATTGTTATGCTTAAAAGACCCAGCATCATATTACGGTAAGCCACCAGGAGATGCAATTGATATTTTAAATATTGCTATTAACGCACAACAGGCAAACAATGTTTTCTTTAAAGGTTTTAAGACACGTATTGAAAAGTCTCCATGGTTTACTGGAAAGTACACAGACAAAGCTTCCGAAATGAAGTTTGATAAATCTATTACAGTTCATTCTGGTCACTCTGAGCGTGAGGCTTGGGAAGGATATAACGTTATTGTTGTTATCCTTGATGAGATTTCAGGCTTTGCCACAGAAAATACAACTGGGCACGATCAAGCTAAAACAGCAGATGCTATATACGAAATGTACAGAGCATCAGTAGACTCACGTTTCCCAGATTTTGGCAAAGTAATATTACTTTCTTTTCCAAGATTTAAAAATGATCCTATACAAAAATTTTATGAATCTGTTATTGCTGAAAAAGAAACTATAGTAAGAAGCCATAATTTTAAAATGGATCTCGATCTCCCAGACGGAACTGAAGGTAATGAGTTTGTAGTTGAATGGGAAGAAGACCATATTCTTTCTTATTCTATTCCAAAAGTATATGCATTAAAACGTCCAACCTGGGAAATTAATCCAACTAGAAGCATTGATGATTTTAAAGTAGCATTTTATAAAAACTCTATGGATGCATTAGGAAGGTTTGCTTGCATGCCGTCAGACGCAGTAGATGCATTTTTTAAATCAAGAGAAAAAATAGAAACAGCATTTAATAACACAGCAGTTGCTATTGATCAATTTGGAAGATTTGAAAATTGGTTCGCACCAGACCCAGATAAAGAATATTTTATACACGTAGACCTTGCACAAAAGCATGACCATTGTGCAGTTTCTTTAGCACATGTTCAAAAATGGGTTAATGTAAAAGTAAGTGATACTTATACCCAGCCAGCACCAATAGTAGAAGTAGATGCGGTAAGATTTTGGACCCCAACACCAGATAAGTCTGTAGACTTTACAGAAGTAAAAGATTACATATTGTCTTTAAGAACAAAAGGGTTTAAAATAAGACTATGTACTTTTGACAGATGGAATTCTCACGATATGATGCAACAACTAAAACAATACGGCATCAATACAGAAATTCTATCTGTCGCTAAAAAACACTACGACGATATGGCGATGATAGTTTTAGAAGAAAGACTAAAAGGTCCACACATTCCTTTACTTATAGATGAATTATTGCAATTAAAAATTATGAGAGATAAGGTAGACCACCCAAGAAAAGGATCAAAAGACTTGGCAGATGCTGTTTGTGGATCAATATTTAATGCAATACGTGGAACTAGATTTGATTCAAATGAAGAAATTAACATACACACATACGAATCAATGTCTTATGATAATGATTTTAGTAAGGATAACCCAGACGTATCTTCAGTAAATATGATAAGGGCACCAAAAATGCCAAATGAACTTAAAGACGCAATGGATAGGATGATGGTAATATGAGTATATATCAAGAAAAAGCTAAAGAGTGTAAATGTTGTGGAAAACATGTTCCTTTACCAACAGTTTTAAAAGAGTATAATGGTCTTATGATTTGTCCAACAACATTTTCAAATATAATAGAATATACAAGAATATGGAATGCAATTGGATCAAGACCACCTGGAAATGTTAGAAAGCATTTTTCTGAGTATGTCCAGCAAATTGTAGAAGCAAATATTTCTGGGGGTAAAAATGCTATCTAAATTTATTGAAAATGGATATAGTGCTAGATATGTAATAGATGAAGTAATATTAGTAGATGATTTTTTAAAAAAAGAAGAAATAGAAACTTTGCTTAAAGTTGCTGAATCTACTGATGATGATGGGTGGAGAGTAGAGTATTTAGCAAATTTAAAAAGATTTTGTTTAACAAAATTTGGTAGAGATGATGTAGATAATTTAGTTAAAGAGGGCAAATTTGAAGTAACAGATAATTGGGCAGATAAAATAATAAGTACAAACTCTTTAGATGAAAGACATGTAATTACTCAAAGACTTAAAGATGTTTTAAAAGATCTTCCAGAGCTAGATATCCCAGGATTTGGAAGTATTCAAAGACAATATGATGGGGTTCCATTAAAAGAACATACAGATGTACACACAGATCCATCAATACAATATGCATCTATTATTTATTTAAATGATAACTATAATGGTGGAGAATTTTATTTTGTGCACAAAGAATTTCAAATAAAGCCAAAACCTGGTTCACTTTTAATATTTCCTGGAACAGAAGAATTTAGGCATGGAGTAAAAGCACCAGAGGCTGGCCCAATGAGATATGTTTTGCCTGGATTTATTCATACAAAAGATTTTTATAAGCATAATAAATTTTAAGCTATTGACCTACTCAGATATAATATATATAATATATTAATTATGAGCAACAGTAGCTTAGTTGGTTAAAGCCCCGAACTCATAATTCGGTAATCGTAGGTTCAAGTCCTACCTGTTGCACAAGGAGATGCTGTGGAAGATTCTGAAGATAATGATCTATTTAATTACTATATGGAAATTGGCGCAATAGAATTGTCTGGTATAGATGAATCTGGAGAAATAGTTTTTAAAGTTACAGATACGGCAAAAGATATGGCACCAGAGTTATGGAAAGCACATACCGATTACGTAGATGATACATTACTAGAATTGTACAGCAAGGATTTGATATCTGTAGAGTACGATGAAAATTTACAAGCAACAATTAGCTTAACGGAAGAAGCTCAAAGAATCATTGAAGACAAAGGGATTATGCCACTTGAATAATATGGTACAATATATATAGGTCGCCAAACGGGACCTAATTTAACTTATTCGCTTGAAGGAGGAATAAAATGGTAACACATTTCGCACTGGATCTTTTTAAAGATCCATTTTTTATTGGTTGGGATCGCCACTTCAAAGATCTCGAAAAATTAATGAATACATCAACTAATTATCCACCGTACAACTTAAAGCAAGTTGGCGAAGATTCTTATGTGATTGAAATAGCACTTGCTGGATTCAATAGAGAAGACATTGTTGTAAAACAAGAAAAAAATGTTTTAACTATTACGGGAGAAAGCAAATCCGATAATACTATTGGATATATTCATAAAGGTATTGGAGGACGTAATTTTACAAGAACATTTTCTCTTGCAGAATATGTTGAAGTAGATAACGCCACAATGCTTAATGGTCTTCTTATTGTATGGCTAACAAAGAGGGTCCCAGAAGAAGCAAAGCCAAAAATATTTGAAATTACTGATGGTGACGAACTATCAGAAATTTCTGGTCTTGAACAAGATGAATTGCTTGAGCAAGCCGAAAAGCAAGGTTTTCTAAAACCTAAAAAGAAAAAATAGTATAATAGAAATCTGCACCCCGTCACTGGGGAGTCGCAGGCTATTCGGGTTGCTACCCGAAGGATACACCTGAGCATGTGTATAAACTGCTCTCTAACATTAAGGAACTATGTTTAACTTTCATTGGCTTGCTAGAGAAAACTATTCTATAAAAAATTTAATTGAATTGTCTAATGAACTAGAATCAGTGGGATACTATTCTGTTTTATTAACATATAACTCAAAAACACCAGATTCTTTTATTAAAATTCCACATGTTATTAATAAAACTCATAAGCTTAAATATATGATTGCAATAAGGCCACACGCAATAAGTCCAGAGTATTTAAAAATGCAGTGTGATGGATTTTATGAAATACAGCCAAATAGATTAATTATAAATTTTGTAGCTGGAGATTTACTTCAAGATGAAGATGTGCCAATCCCAACTGTAGATAGAATTAATAGTTTTATGGATTTAGAATCAAGAAGAAATCATTTAAATATTTTTTTAGAAATATTTAAAAACTTGCCAGGTGAAAAACCAGAAATAGCGGTTAGCGGATCTTCTGACCAGATATTAAATTCAGCCGAGCAACACTCAGATATTTTAATAACTGAGCTATCTCAATATATAAATAAAGGACTATCAAGTAAAAATATAAACAAAACGGTAGTTAAAATTAATGTATGCATTAGAGATACTCAAAAAGAAATAGATGAAATTATTAAAAATAAAACAATTCAAGGTCTAGACCCCGAATATTCTGGAACTAAGGATAAAGTTATAGGCAAAATACTAAAACTACATGATATTGGAATAAGAGATATAATGGTATCTGCAGGATTTGGAGATTCACAAAAATATAGAATACATGATTTAGTAAAAACAATAAAGGAGATAAAGTAATGTTTGAATATTATGTAAAAAAAGTAAGTAAAGTTGTTGACGGAGATACTATCGATGTAGACATTGATCTTGGCTTTGATATTTCATTTAGCTCAAGAGTAAGGTTAGCAGGAATTGACACTCCTGAAAGTCGTACTACAGACAAAGTAGAAAAAACGTTAGGTCTTGAATCTAAAGAATATTTAAAAAAAGCAATTGATGCGTCTAAAACTGTTGTAATTAAAACAGAAAAAATGGATTCGTCAGAAAAATACGGACGCATTCTTGGATGGGTATTTTTAGATGGATCAGAAGTTTCAATAAATCAAAAAATGATTAACGAAGGATATGCTTGGGGATACATGGGGGAGACTAAAGTAAAAGATTTTGATGCTTTAGCAAAACAAAGAGCAAAGAAGAAGTAAATGCCAA